AATAAAATGTATGATTATCCACAAAATTTACGACGCTATTTTTGTGTTTACGCTTTTAGGTTTAACCGCGATGTTCGCCATGATGATGTCGCAGAATTTCTTTGCGAGGTGAAAAGTTTTGAGTAAAGAAATGGAGCGGTTAAAAAGCATCGCTGAGGTTTTGGCTGTTGAAAAATTTAAAGAAGTTTTGCGCGATACTTTTACGCGGGGATACATGGTCGGCAAGGTCGCGGCGTCACGGGAAGAAATCAACAAACACTTCGAAAAATTCTTCGTTGATTTTATGACTTATCGAGAGGGGGTGAAACATGAAGAAACCACGGAAGACAAAGAAACACGAATCGAACGGCTCAGAGAGCTCGACGGACCAACGATTTCTTGAGCTTCAAATAAAAAAAGCGGAAGATGATTTGCGAAAAAAACGCGAGAAAATATCGAACGCACAAGAAGAATGCGAACGGATCGAATTTGACATCGCTACGCTAGTTCGATGCCTCGAAAAAATTCAAAAATATGAACAATTGACGCTATCGGAAGCGATTGCGGCTTAACTCTGTTCAGTAAAGCGCAGAAGTGTTGTGTTCGGTAATGTTGTGCTCGGAACTGTTTGGCTTAGCAAAGTGAAGTAAATAAAAATATAGGAGGAATCATCATGGCTTTAAAAGTTAACATCGTTGAAAACGGTTTCACGCAACCGTCTTTGCAGTTAGTAAAGGTAACGCTCCAGGGAACAAGTCCGCTCATGTTCAACCGTATGAGCGAAGAAACGCTCGACGGACTTCGAACGAAAGTCAAGAAGCCGAAACACGCGCAGACGATCATCTCCGAGCGCGAAGAGGCCGATCAAAAGCTTTACAAGATCGGAAACAACAAATATTATATGCCGCGCGAAAATGTGATGGCATGCTTGGTTTCGGCTGGCACGTGGGTTCGCTTGGACGGAAAGCGGCAGCTTACAAGCGGAAAGCGCACTCTCGTTCCGGCTTTTGTCAAAATTCTTGACGAAATTCTTCCGCTAACCGCGCCCGAAGGATGGGAGATCGACAAACGGATGGGTGTCAACGAAAACGCCGGGAAATCAACGGCGATTTGTGTCGTCAGGCCAAAATTCAACAAGTGGAGCCTAACGTTCGATATTTTGATCGATTTGCGTGAGCTGGCGGAAGCAACTTATCGTGATCTTTTTGATAAGGCCGGACAACGACATGGCCTTGGCGCTTTTCGTCTTGAGAATCGCGGCGTATTTGGAGCTTTTTGTGTTCAATGTTGGGAGCCACAAAGACAAAAATCACAGAAAAATGGAGGTGGTGTGAAAGAAAAAGAATTGGTTGTCGCATAGAAGTTCCGTGCTTAGCCCGGCAATGTTTGGTTAAGTAAGGCGGTCGCAATGATTTGCTTCGAAAAGCAAAGGACTCTGTTTCGTGGTGTTGGGTTATGCGAATTACTGCACAGCATCGTCAGGCAAAGCAAAGGATGATGCGGCCCTCGGCCCGGTTTTTCAGGGCTCGGCTGGGTTAATCGGGGCCATGCACAGCCAAGAAAAGGTCAATGCCATTTTTTGCTAAGATGTGATTTGCGGTGTTGTGCGAAGCCAAGTCAACTGGCGTGAAGCGTGGCCTTGCAAAGGACGCAGAGCTGCAATGCCCAGCAGGCCTCAGCGCGGCGTGGTCGGGCAAGGTCAGGCTCAGCAAACCAAAGAATGTGCCGTAGACCAGCGGAGTCGAGTTTAGCGTCGAGATGCGGATCGGAGCAATGAGGAGCGCAGATAAGTCTGGTCCGGCAACGCAAAGGATTACGTAGAGCATTTTGGTGTCGAGCCATGATTAGTAGGGCGTTGTGATGCCTTGTGAATCGAATCTTTGTTTGGTGGGGCGCAGTTGTCTAAAGCAAAGGATTCTGTTGGGCGGATTTTAGTGGCGTACAGAGAAGCGAAGCGACGTAGAGTAAAGCGAAGAACATGGAAACGCAGAGCGGGTTATAGTACCGCACGGCGGCGATGGGTGAAGTAAAGCAAAGGACAATGATGTGTTCAGCAGGGCCAAGAAGGCATTGATATGCCGAGCATGTTGTTGTGGTGTGTAGCAAAGCAAAGGACGATTTGGAGTGAAGTTGGGCGATGCTTAGACTCGTAGAGCCTAGCCAGCCACAGCAAAGGACATCGATGCGTGAATTGAAGTTGTGAGGAGTTTGGTCCTGCAAAGCAAAGAGAAGTAAAAAAGAGGTGGCGTAATGAACGGTCAAATGGACGTCAGCAGATTCAATATGATTCTCCATCCGGTGCTTGAAAAACGCGCCAAAGAGGTCAGGTATCTGCAAGACGGTCAGTGGAGGATTCATGCCTGCCGCAAAATCACGAGCAAAACTTTCTGGAATTTAATATCTGGTACGAAATGTCCGTATTGCAGAGAAGAAATATGAGACGCTTTATTTTTACCGCAATCGCCGTTTTGTTCGCCCTGTCTTTCGGTGCGATTTGGATATTTTTGACGATGAAGTTCGGCGGGATGGAATGAGAAGCTGTGATTCCAAACACGCGCATTACGGGCTAATCGCAAAGAAACGCGAATGGGTCCCTGAATGGCTTTATAATTTTCTGGGACAATCTTCCAGATTCTGGCCCTTGCGATGGATCATTCACGAAGAAATGAGCGCGGAATGAGCGAAATGCAACGCTTAATGGAACAAGGCAGACAGGAAATAGTAAAAGACCTGATTGCAAAATCAAATCTGCACTTGAAATACTGTCCAGGCCCGACCGATAGATGTTTGTTTTGCAAAGAGTTAAAGTTTCTTTGCTCGAATTTCGGAGTCGCATATCCACCGCTGATTGAAATAGCGAAAACTGGAGACAAAATCGTGAAAAATTCCAAAAAAGATTCGGACGATAAGCCAACCGAAAACTTCTCGCATGGGTGCCCAAGTTGTGGCGTCCGCTGGCTTAGTTGCCCGGACTGCGGCAAGGATTTGACGAAGGAATAAAACATGGAGCCGCCATTTACTCTTGTCGTTCCGCACGATTGGCGAAAACGCCCAAGAATGAGGCGATTCGTCCACATGCTTTGCCCCGAAACATGGATCGACGAAAAAAGAACCAAGAAGCCGAAAGTCTGCCCATATTGTGGTCAGAAGCAAAACAACAAAGGAGAAGTCAAGTGACGCCGCACGAGCTAATTGATTTTCTTCGAGATTACAAAAGCCATTCGCAATCGGTTAATTTACTGGCATGGGCGATGCTCCAAGTTCATATCGATGAAGCGACACAAGCCGAACAGCTTTTGGAACGCGAAAAACTGACAAGGATAGGCAGAGCATGACCACAAAAGAGCGCAAATCTCGGCTTTATGAAATCAAGATGCACGCCAGGGACGTGAAAGAAGGCCGATGCCAATGGAATCTCGACGATGAAGATTACGAGTGGCTTCTCGAGCGCGCTCTTAAGGCAGAAGAAATGGAAGAATCGCTCGAGAAAATCACTTACCAGCACGACGCGCTTGTCTCCCGGGCAATCGCCAAGTGTGCGCTTGAAAAGGTGAATCGTGATTGAAGTCATCGCCCCACAACTGAAGCTCATCCAAATCACGCGGGACTTCGCGAAGCTGATTCCAGGGAGCTGGCCGGGTGAAACCCAGACCAATATCGCCGCTAAAATAATCGAAGCGATGGACGCGCTGGAGAAGTCGCTCCGGTGATAACGCAGGAAAGACTTTCTCAATTGCGCGACATCTACGGTTCTTCATTTGGGAGTGGATATGAGAACGACTATCTAGTAATCGAGCTTCTTGATGAAATAAAGCGGTTGCAAAATTGTGAATCATGCGGCGACCCCAACATCCAACAGGAAGATGTCATGGATGGAAAATACTGCCGGGTTTGTTACGGCTGGTTGAACGATAGGGTTCAAAAGCTAAAAACATTGGTAGAAGAGGCGATTCCTCCAATGATGGGATCTCAATTTAAAGATGACCGCGACAGGAAAGATTGGATAAAGCGAGCCGCGGCGGAAGTTTTCTAAATTGCAAGAATTCGAGCAGCTGACGTTCTTTGCGCCGCCAGTTAAAAACAAGCGGCTCAAAGCTCGGTGTCTCTCTTGCTATAAAGGCCGGTTGGTCGAAGTAAAACGAATCAACGATAAAAATATCGTCGCGTGTTGCGATGTCTGCGGAACGGAACATGTCGTGAGTTCCAGGTGAAAAAGAGGTATTCCGTCAAAACAAATGGAAAAGTCACACGCGAAACCGACATTCTCTCCTCCGAGAGATTAGAAAACCTGCGGCACTCCACCGCAGGTTTTCGCTTTTAGAGGGAAGAAACTGTGTTTTAATGGTTACAGCTCAATCTGCAAAAGAAAGTCGTCGAGATGCAAAGCGACGCCTAGCGAATCATAGCATTGAGCAGTGGAGCCACGTGGAGCCGAGCCTAGCGAAGCAAGCAATACATCCGGGCTCAGATTTGAAAAATTTTGGACTTGAAATGAAAGTCATGTCCATAGATAAGTTGCGGCCATATCAAAATAATCCACGATCTCATCCCTCTAAAAGTATCCAAGGAATAGCCTCTAGCATCGAGGCTTTTGGCTTCAAAAATATCGTCATGATTGACCGGGATTTTGAAATAATATTTGGTCATGGCAGAATCGAAGCCGCAAAGCAACTCGGCATTAAACAAGTTCCTGTTTTAATCGCGACGGACTTGGACAAGACCCAGGCGCGGGCGCTCCGCATAGCCGACAACCAAATCGCGTTGCTTTCGGAGTGGAATGAGTTGAATCTCAAAACCGAAATTCTTCAGTTAAAAGAGGTTGGGATGGACCTGCAAGCGCTTGGGTTCTCCGACAAGGAACTCGCGCGGTACTCTACCGACGACGGACTTGGACAAGACCCAGGCGCGGGCGCTCCTCCGAAACATCCGGTAACACAAAGAGGCGATATCTGGGTGCTTGGTGAGCACCGCTTGATGTGCGGAGACTCGACGAACGAAGTCGATGTCGAGGAGCTGCTGGCCGGAGAAAAGATTGACCTTTGCCTCACGGACCCGCCGTATTGCGTCGATTACGAAAACCAGAAAAGAAGCATGGAACACCGAACACGCAAAAGTAAAGGCGATGCCTACAAAGACCCTCTCGAACCAGAAAATTTATTGAAATTCATTAATCTCGTCACTTCGGACATTTTGGTGATGACCTTCCCAATCAACAAGCACTTCCATTTGCTTTCTGATATGACACGGGAGTGGGAGTTACTTTATGACTGCGTTTGGGTGAAAAATCATTTTGCTTATATCATGGGAAGGCGTTATCAGCCGAGACATGAGCCAATTCTAATTTTCAGACGCGCCAAACATAAAAGCGCTGGAACCTGGAATGTACCGGAAACGCAGAGCACAATTTTTGAATACGACAAGCCATCGGTTAGCGACGACCATCCGACCATGAAACCACTCGAACTTTGGCGAAAACTAGTTGAACTTCAATCGGATAAATCGCAAACGATTTACGATCCGTTCGGCGGATCAGGTACAACTTTAATCGCTTGCGAACATTTGAATCGACGCTGTCTAATGATGGAAATTCAGCCAGGCTACTGTGACGTCATCATCAACCGATGGCAGGGCGCGACGGGAAAAAGCGCGGTGCTGGAAAAGTGACTTGCGCTTATAACATGGAGCGAGAAGGTAAAATCGGCAATAGCGAGCCAGAATGTTATCTTTGCGGCAAGAAAAAGAATTACAAAAAGTTTATCGATTGCAACGGTCATCCGCATCCGTGGTGTGCTGAATGTCGTTACAAAATGGGACCAGTTTATTTTTCACCAGAGGATAGAAAGTGAAATTTAATGAAACCAGCCACACATGTCACGTTGAAACTTGCTTCGAAATAGAATACGACGCGGGCGAGAAAGACGGTAATTCGGCAGTCCCATTCGCTGCAGAATCGGGTTCGACTCCCGAGCCCGCTCCCGACGCAATCATGGAGAGCATGGGAAGACGATGATTCAAATGCTGGGCAGGTTTATTGAATCGACGCTCTTCCGGTATCCGGCGAGATTTACTGAGCGACAACGTGAGCTCGCGACGGAACTTCGATTGGACCACGATGTCCCCTACAGAAAAGCTGTTAATGCTGTCGACGAAATGGCCGATGGAAAGATTACATTCACCGAAGCGGTTGAAAAATATGGACGTTAAAAAGGAGCAACGAAAATGACGCTTAAAGATGGGGATATCAAAACAATTTTCACATATCACCCGCCGACACAGGAACAAATCCCAAGGTACGAAGCAATCAGGAATGCCGCCCAAGAATTTGCGTTGGTGCTAAAAGTAAACACGATACCTTCAGATTTCCAAACGGATGCGATTCTTAAATTGCAAGACTGCGTCATGAAGGCAAACGCCTCGATTGCGCTGGAAGGTAAGATTGGGTGATAAAAGGACCGACAATCTCCTCTCCGAACATCACTCTCGAGCAGGCCTTTGATATGGAGTTCCAGCGTGCCAGAGATTACCGTCAAGCTCTTTTGCAAATTCAATCAATTAGCGACGGTTTTAAGCCAAAAGAAACAGACGATGGCCTCGGAGATATGCTTGCGACGATAAATAAATTGGCGACCGAGGTTTTGAAGAAATGAAAGCCAAAGGCCCTCTGGTCTGCCTGAGTTGTGGTGAGCGCGTGGTGCAAGACAGAAGACAACCGTGTCCCGCGTGCGGTGAAGTGAACATTCCGGTGACGATTAAAGATGAAAATTGACAAGGACCGCGCCGACAAGGCTTTTGAGCTCTACTGGGACCTTGGAGAGAATAGGACGCACCAGCAGGTCGCAGATAGGCTTAAGGTGGGGTTAAAACGGGTCCAGGATTGGTCACAGAGGCACAACTGGACCGGGCGTCTCATGGAGCGCCTTGACGAAATCCGCAAGCGCAACCAAGAGATAGCGATTCAAAATGTCAGCGACCAGCGGCCTCAATTCAGAATCGGCCTGCACAACGAGATCGGCAACTTCCTGAAATCGCATCCGCAGATAAAAACCTGGAGCCAGTTCTCGATTGCAATGACGCATTACCGTCTCGAGTCAGGTGAGCCGACAACGCACGAAAAACGGACGATTGACGGCGAAATAAACCTGAACCTTAAAAACGACAAGCGCGATTTGTTCTTGCGGGCAAGGGCATTGGGGCAAGACGTAGAGAAGAGATTGCAAGATGCTTTCGAGGAACTTCTTAGAATTGAGCGAGAGATTTCAGAGTTTGAAGCTGCAGGGGGACGCCAACCCGGCGGTCTGGGCGCTTAAATACGGCCGTGTCGACGGCGCGCCGTTCAGCTTCAAGGGACACGAATTCCTCCGGCAGATATACGAAGACCTGCATCATTACATCGTTTTAGAGAAAGCATCACAGATGGGCGCTACGATTTACGCGCTCAACGCAAGAGTCTTTTGGCCGTGTAGCCAGAAACCGGTCTCTACGATTTTTTACATGCCAACGAGCGAGGACGTACACGACCTTTCCAAAATCCGCGTGAAATCAATGGTCCAGGAAAGCGAGTACCTTTCCGAGCTGATTGACAAAAGCGAGGTCGATTCGGTTGGCGTCAAGCGGATTGGATACGGCGCGTGTTATTTCCGCGGCATGGGAGGCAAGGTTAAAACCAAATCTGTTCCGGCCGATTATCTGGTTTTTGACGAGCTCGACGAGATGGAGCCAAAGATGAAAGCACAGGCGCTAAACCGCATAGCGCACAGCAGGTACGGATACGTTCTTGAGATGTCAACGCCGACCGTCCCGGATTACGGCATCGATGAAGAGTTTCAGAAATCGGACCAACATTTCTGGATTATGAAGTGCTCGCATTGCGAATATCCGAACATCGCGGAAGACGATTTCCCCAACAACGTGCTTTACGAGTGGAATGCAAAAGACAGTTCGTGTTCTTTCGCGGAGCTGGTCTGCGCTAAGTGCAAGAAGCCGCTTGACACTCAAGTTGGAAAATGGGTTCCAAAATTTCCTTCACGCACGGAGCGCCGTGGATACCACCTTTCGCAGTTATTCAGCACATTCGTCAACCTGAAAGAGCTGATGAAGGAATATTTGACCGGCCGCCGCAGGCAAATCTTCTTCAACCACCGACTCGGCCTGCCTTACATCGACGCAAAAGGGCGCATCACAATGGGCGAGGTTCTCGCGTGTCGCAGGGAGTACCAGTTAAACGACATCACGCAACACGGGTGCTGGGCCGGGTGCGACCAGGGCGATATTCTGCACGTTGTGGTCGGAGACACGAATCCGGCTACAAACCGACCGAGAATCGTTTGGCTTGGAGCGCTTAAAAGCTGGGACGACTTGAACAATGTTCTTCGCCGCCACGAGGTCAAGCGTTTGGTGATTGACGCGATGCCGAACAAGGACAGCGCCAAGCGCCTTGGCCAGCGGTTTCGCGGCCGGGTGTGGCTGTGCTGGTACGACAAAGAGAAAGGCAACGTGAAATGGGACGAGCCGAATGAAGAAGTCCACGTCGACCGGACAGAGACGCTCGACAGTGTCTTTGAGGACCTCCGCGCCCAAGAGATTGAGCTTCCGATGGTTGAAGAAATTGACGTCGTCGCCAAGCATTGCCACAACCTCGTGAAAACTCAGGAAGAAGACGAAGAGACCGGAGAGGTGAAATGGAGGTACATCCGCACCGGAGATGACCATTACGCGCACGCGCTCAATTATTTCAAAATCGCTTACAAATCGTTTTCGCCTACAGGTCAAGTGATTGTGGCGAGTCCTAACAGAAGGCGTTCAGAATTCGACCTTCAATGAAATAAATTCGAAGGAAATAAAAAATACAAGAAGAAATATCACACACCTTTTGCCATAGGGTCGCGACACGCCCCTTGAAAGGAAAGCTGGCCCGTTGTGAGTCGGGCCAGCTTTTTTATCTGAAAAAAATCCCCGGGATGGCCCGGGGAGAAACTAGGAGAGGCTTCATCAAGCTTACTTTGCATTTCGACAGGGTTTCGAGGTTGGCCTTCAGAAAGTTTCCTCCATGAAGCCGACGAGCTCAGAGAAAATAAACTGAACCTCGGACATAATCCTTGGCAAACTTACGTGGAAAGCGACCCGCAATGGGTTGAAAACTCGTGGAAGCGATGCCGGGGAGTCATCTACGAGTTCATGCAAAGCGTCCTTGAGCCAGAATATGAGCTCACGCTGATGCGGCTCATCTGGAACGGCTCAACAAAACATTCTTTTCTTAAAATCGAAGTCTGGAACAAAACGCGCACTCGCGCCTGTATTTTCGATGTCATACTCGTTCCGATTCTCACAGCAGTTTTTATTGTCGATTCAAAAGCTCGCGCCAAGGTGGCCCGGAACATGCATGAATATCTTTACGAGCAGCTTCGGGAAGCGAAGATATGGCAGACACGTTCTTACGAGCAAGCGCGCTCCACATGGAAGCTCCATTCTAAAATCAAAGACCAGGAGGTTCTCCTTGGTTCCTTCGGACATTCAATCAGCAGTTGAACAAGTTCTGCAAACAAAATCGCTCGACGAAATCCTTTTCACAAACACGCCTGAAAAGCCATCCAATGGATTGAAACCAATTTCGAAAAGCTATCCGCTCTTCGAACAGGGCACGCCGGACGACATCATAAAACCGCCAATCTCAAATGCAGCGATAGCCGATGATTTCTGGGAGCGCATAGAAAGAGAACAGCGCGCGTGGATTAAGGGCAAAACGGTCAGGGACCCGTCAAAGCGTTTGTACCTCAATGCCAGGCTATTGACTGCATGGCGCGAGAAGAAAAAAGACGCGCCTAAACTTGGATGGAAAGAAATCGACAAACCAAGCAAGCTTTTCGAACTCATGAAACGGGAAGAGAAAGACCCGTCGATTAAAAGATTCCGTGAGCAATGCTTCAACAGCTGTGACTCGTTCTCTTACAGCGGAAGCGGACTGGGTGGATATCTTGGTCCTGTTGGCGGTCCATCAAATTTTAACAGCGAGTACGCGCCGCTTCTTGGAGGTCCGTGGTCGAAGCAGCTCTATATCAGGGACCAACTCGACGGCAACGCTAAAGCGTTTGAGGCTTGGAATCACAATCCGGTTGTTCATTCGGCGCTCATGATAAAGCACAATTTCGTTTACGGACGCGGAGTAAAGGTGACTTGCCAGACGGAAAAGCAACAGGACTTTTGGGAGAATTGGGCGCGGGTAACGGACTTCAAATCAAGATTCAACAAAGTGGTGATTGATGCGGCAATTGCAGGGGAAGTCGCCCTGCGGTATTTCGAAAGGCCTAAACCTGAAACGCTCACCTGGCGAAGCATCGACACGTCAAGCATTTGGGAAATCATTCACGCGCCGGAGGACATCGAGCAGGTTTATTCCTACTGGCAGAATTATCCGACACCGTTCTTTCTTACAACGCTTCCGGGCGTCCCGGTGACCGAGTACATCGTCCGGCACATCCCGCCACAAGAGGTTGATTTCTTGCGCCTCAACGTCACGAGCTACGAGCGCCGTGGACGCCCGGATTGCTACGCAGCACTCACTTATTCGAAATGGCTGAAGGACGACTTATGGGCAAACATCATCAGGGACAAAATTCAGAACACCTATCTTTGGGACGTTCTTGTAAAGGGCAATGCAGGTGACGTCAACAACACTTTGAACGTCTTTCCTAATCCGCAGAATCCCGCCATGATTTTCGCGCACAACGAGGCGGTCGAGGTAAAGAGCACCAATCCACAGTTGGCACCCCGCGGTCGGTTCTTTGTCGCGGAAATCCTGATTACCCTCATCGCGGTCTCGATGGGAATCCCGGCGGAATTCATCGGCGCTACATCAGGAAAGAGCTCACGAGCTGGCGCGGTCGTATCAAGCGAACCTTCAACGAAACATTTTCAGGACCGCCAAGAACAGCTCGGATGGCTTATCAAGCGAATGGCTTTCCGGCTTTTTTCGCGCGCCGAGGCGCTCGGTCTGCTTCCAAAAACAACCGACGAAGAGAAAGAGGTCAGAATACAGTGGCCTTCCATCGCCAAGGAAGACCGCACGCCTCTTCTGCAAGACTTGAAGATGGCAGAACAAATGCTGTGGCTGTCCAAGCGAACCACAGCGGGCATCGCCGCGGAGGAGTTCGACCAGGAGAATTACGATTTTGACGACGAACAGGAAGAAATTAAAGCCGATAAAGAAAACGGCGCGTTCGGAGAGGCGTTCACGGACGCCTATCCACAAGGCGTCACAGCACCTGCAGAAGAGCCGGAACCGCCCGGAACTGTGGGAACTGGTCCACCGCAAGGCGGTTCAGAAGGACCAATCGCAGACCTTGGGCCTCCGCCTAACGTCCCCAAGGAAAAGCCGACCAACGGAAACGGCAAGTACCAGAAGGATGCAAAGAACAACCCGATAAGCTCGCAAATCGGTGGGCTTAAGAAGGCGTTAAAGACCAGTGAACGTCCGGTTATCAGTATTTCTCTCTCGGAGAGCGACCTCGACTGAAATGGTCATCACCCTTGAGGCTAAAAATAGGCGCGATGCGGAATTCAAGCTCGACCAGCTTTTAGAGGCAAAAGACCGTTTCAGTCGGACGAATAAGCCGTTCGGAAGCATTTATCACCGACTCGTTCAGAAGCTCATGAAGACGTATGGCCGCGAGCTCAACAAAATCTTCCAGGCCACGAAACCGAAACTCAAAAAAGCGAAGCATATCAGCATGGGCGAGTTCAGAGACGTTCTCACGGGCGCTCAGAAACAAGTCAAGGCTCTCCGCGCACAGTATCTCCAATCTGCATACATCATTGGCAAAGAACGAGGCATTGCGGCGCTCAAGCGAAAAGGCCTGCTGAAGGAGGGCGCAAGCGATTGGTGGATTGATTTCACAAACCAAAAAGTCGAAGACGAAGACGGCAACACAAGCGTCCACGAAGTTCCGGTCTTGCACATGGACATCAATCCGCCGACCGATGTGGACCTGCAGCGAATCCAGCAGATGGTTGACGGCACCGAATACAGCCTCGGGATGGCGCGCTACCAAGGCAACCAGCGCGGGCCGTTCGTTGACGCGCAGTTTAACAAGCTTTTTGACCGCCTGACTTCATCGGACGAGGAAGACCTCGAAGGGCGAGACCCATCCGAGCCGTGGCCAGCCGATGATGTCATCGACGACACCATCGACGCGATGGAAGGCAAAGCAAAGTTCTGGAGCAATGAGCTCCACGCAGTGTCTGAAAAGGCGGCAATCAACGAATGGAAGGATTGGGAAAAAGAAAACAACAGTGGAGCGCAGTATGCATGGGTCGGACCGATAGATGGAAGCTCGTGCGATGAATGTCAGCAAGCCGTTGACGATTCTCCTTATGACTCGATTGACGACGTTCCTGAGCCAGGCGAGTTAGAGTGCCAATGTAACTGCCGTCACATGGTTGTGCTTATCGGACCTGGCGAAGAGGAGGAATAGTTTTGTCGAGGAATGATCTCGGCCCTCTTTTGAACTCTGTTTTCGAAGACGAAATCATCCGGTGTGTTGTCTGCGGATGCATTTTGGGCGAAAATTTACGAGGGTTCATCGTGATCGTTTGCAGGAGATGCAAGTCGGTTAACAAAGTAGTATCCCAACAGAAACAAAAAGCAATTTAGAGTCCTGAAGCCCTAGAGGCCGGAGACCTGACACACGAAGGAGTGTGATGGGTCACGGCTTCTAATGTTTACGAGCTGTTCCTCGAGCGCATGCCGCGCTTCGCGGATGAACTTCTCAAGCCAAACCGAGACCTTTCCAACCTTTTACTGTCCATCATCGATCATTTTCTTTTCTTTTGCAGGCGTGAAATGTGCGATCCGACGCGCGTGAGAATGACAAACGTTCGATTCCAAGATAATTTCAATGGCCTGCCGATGGTGAGCTTTGCGTTCGTCAGGACGCTTGAAGGCTCTCAAAGCGCGGACGATACGCGGAATAGGAAGTACAGCGAAGAAGAAGCTGCGGATTGGCTGACCGACTTGAACCACATGCGCGTCGAGGCGGTTGAGAAAAACATCGGGCTTTTCAGGACGCTTCAAAACATAGCAATCAGCATTAAAGATTTTTGTGATCAAAAAAACTACGATTACTCAACCGTCACGCTCGATCCAAAGCAACCGCCGATTTTAATGCCGGATTCAACAGTAAGAATTTGCCTTCAGGTCATGGGGAAAGTCATGGCCCCGGAACCTAAAGAGCTTCAGGAGGTCAGCAATGGGCAATAGCAGTTGGGATTCGGTCGCTCAAACAGGCGACAATCAACCGGGGTTTTTAACAAATGTTGGGATATCAAGCACGTCGACGGATATCAGCGGACACGTGGCACTTAACAGCACATCCAAAGTGCCTTTGATTCCTGCTCAAGGATCTGGTAATTATGCGGATTTGGCTTCCCTTGAGATTACCAACGCATCCGCGAGCTCGACAGTGCTGACGATATCGGACGGAACGGAAAATTATGTTTACAACCTCTCCGGTACTGGCGGCGTGGTCAGCAATCTGACTCGTTCGAGGCGCGCCACTTCCTCAAATACTGCGTGGACGGCGCAACTTGTTTCAGCGGCCACAGTAGACGTCAACTTCATAGCGATTCTAAGACGGTAATGATAGACGTCACCATAATCAACGCGATCGCGGGGACGGGTTCGCTCGATGCGAGCTTGCCAACGATTATCGCTGGTCAAACCGGAACGATTTCCAGCGGATCGTTAGCGCTTCAGGTCTCAAATATTTCGATCACATCTGACAATGACATTCAGATTAACGACATGGCAGGCGCTCCAACTGGAGGCACCATTCTGCTTACCAGCAACGTCAATTTTTCGCTGACAAGCAACAACGGAAACATCACCGCGCTTAACACCAGCAACGTAATTCAGTGTCAGGGAACCGGAACAATATCTTTGACGACCGTGAATACATCGGGCTTGGACATAACTTCGTGCGGGTTGACAACGGCGAATCAATCAATCACAATTTTCTCGGATCATTCACTGACGAACGGATCTGCGAGTATAAATTCCGGCAGTGGCTCCCTGACGTTTCAGGCGAATCAAAATATCGGTGCTTTTGGAGCTCCATTTTTAATAACAACAACCGGAGCACAGACTTCCATTGCTGGCGGTGGAGGTTGGTTCATAGAAAACACCGCAGTTCCTTCTTCGGCAAATGTTGGGACACAGTTCAATGATTTATCGAATCCGTCTTTTGCTTCATTCGGCGGACTCGTAAACAAGCTTACTTACAGCACATCTACTCCCCCGGTTTTAAGCACATCTGGCGTGATACCGATGAACTTGACATTTGAGGATGCTGGAGGAGGCTGCTCGCTTGGAACGATAAACACAGGGACCAACTCGCTTGAAATAGCCACCGTTGCCGCAATTACCGACGCAAGCTCCAACATAATTTGCGGCGACTTTCTTATAGCCCCTCAAAACACGGGCGGAATAGGAACTTTGGCGGCACCGATAAGAACCAATATCAGCGGGTCGCTAACAACCTCCGCACCAGGAGGCATTTACATTGTAAACTCTGGACCACTGTCAAATCTGACGGTGGTTGCATACGACGGAGTAAGCGTTTTATATGACGTGAATGTTTCTTGCGTAGGAAACATGGGCGACGCAGGCGGAACTGTCGCTGGGCTTGATGTGACATTGACGGCGACCGGCGGGGTGATAGGCACAAATGCGTCACCGTTAACAATCGCAGGCGGAACATTTACGCTCGCTCCCGGGGCGGAAATCGGCGGAGTCTGTACAAATACAACCGGATCGCTTGGCAACGAAGCAAATCCGACAATTCTTGGTTCACCTGCAGGAGAAGGAATATTTAACGCAGCCTGCTATTATAACTGCCCATTTTTCCCTGTTGTAGGAAGCGGGAAAAATCTTTTGATGTTGATGGGAGCAGGGCCGCAATGAAGCAATATTCTGAGAATCAAATTGCGAAGTTTATGCAAGCGGCTTCTCTTAATTTCAACACAAAATTCCTTCCGCCAAGCCTCATGAAGCAAGTGGACATGGAGGTCGCCCCGCCAGGTTGGGAGCCAACCGTCAATGCGATGAAGGACAAGAGTGGTGTGGACAATCCATACGCGCTTTCGTGGTGGATGCACAACCGCGGCATCGCTCCGAAAAAGAAAGCCTCGGAGTCTGAAGAATCCGAGGACGCCAAATTTGACCGCCAAAGTCCTCCGAAGGGCTATCCGAAGAAATCGGCGCACTATGCCGATCCAAAGAACTTCAAATATCCGATCGACACGGAAAAGCACGTGCGCGCCGCGATCAGCTATTTCTCAAAACCAGACAACCGAAAAGGCTATACGAGTGACGAGGTCAAGACGATTTGGGGCCGCATCAATCGTGCCGCCGACAAGTTCGGAATTGAACGAAGCACCGACGACAGCAAAGAAGCGGTCAGCTTTTCAAGTTTCGGACAGCTACAAAGGCCACAGACAAACGGGGCCGCAAACCGCAGGAAGCTCGGAGTTCGAAACAACATGCCTCCCACGATTGGCAAGTTTGAAAGTGACCGCGAGCTTTCATGGCAGACTCCTTTGCGAGAAGCCAAGATCAAGGATCCCGCCAAGCGAGAGGTTGAGGTCATCATCATGTCGGAGGGACTCGGCAACAAGAAAGACATGCACTATTATTCCCAGGACTGCATCAAGAAAGCGTCGCCTCTTTTTGAAGGCGCGAAGTGTTTTGTAGACCATCCAAGCGAGACGGAGGAAATCACCAGGCCGGAGCGCACGGTGCGCGATCTGGTCGGATATTATACCGACGTCCACCCCACCGAAGACGGCAAGGTTCTGATGGCAACGCTTAAGCTCGAGGACACCGACGCCGGTAAATTGTGGTTCGACAAAATCAAGGAAGCGATCGATTATTCCCAGCGGTATCCAGACAAGGTTTACTTCGCCATTTCGATCAACGCCGACGGCAAAACACATGAAGAAGACCGAAACGGCGAGCAGATTAACGTGGTCGACGAGATCACTGAGGTCGATTCAGCGGACCTTGTAACAAAGCCAGCTTTGCAGACAAAGTTTGTTCGACTCCTTCAGTCAATGAGGGAAGCGGCAAAATCAAAAAATGAAAGGAGGATGTACGCAATGGCACGCAAGACAATGCAAGCCATAGCCGCCGAGGCAAAGAGGCTCATGAAAACAGCTTCCGAGACCGAAAGCGGAGAAACGCAGAAGATCGGGGATCTTGCAAAGAGCCTCGGTCAACTGCACAAAGCAATCGCGCCGCACGACCAGTTGATCGGATCGGAGGCGAGAGAGCATTTAAAGAAGGCCGCGGATATGTGCAAGACCGCGGAAGACGAACACGATATGGACGGCGTGTTTGACCACCTGAAGGGATTCGTCAAGGGGTTGAAGCCAAAAGACGACAGCGGAGATGACGGCGACGACGACAAAAACGAATCGGAAAGAGAGGCGGAATCCGAAGACGAGGATGAGGACGAAGGCAAGAAAAAATCTTCGGAATCCAAACGGAAGAAAGCTTCGGAAGACGAGGACGAAGACGAAGCTTTTCGACACGCCAAACGCGCAGCTGAAGCCGAAGAAGGCGAAGATGAGGATGAAGAAGAGAGCACGCGCGAAGCGAAACACAAGGCCACGGAAGCCAGGCTGAAAAAGGCTTACAATAAACTTACCAAGGCAGCTAAAATGGCCATGGGTGAGGACAACGGTAAGCAAGAATGGTCAGGCCTGGTAAAAGACGCTCACGATGACCTGTACCCGGAACAGAAGATGGGCGTGAACGTCAAGAGAGAGGCGGAGGCAGAGGACGAAGGCCGCCGCAAAAAAGAAAGCGCACGAGCAACAGAACGCGCAATGAATTCTCTGCGCGAGACATCGGGCGGTAAGCTTGCTTCACGCAGTAAGCTTGAGGGATTCGTCGAGCGCCAGGTCAGCAAACTAATGCGCCAAGCCGACGAAGGCAAGCTCATCGAGGAGCAGGCCAAGACCAACGCAAAAGTGCTCATGAGAAAGGCGAACGCCCTTCTCTCGGAATCCTCGATTCCGACCCCGGCATACCCGCTCATCTTTGATCGTTTGCTTGAATGCGACAGCGAACGGGAGATGGTGAGAATCATTGAAGCGCAGGAGGCCGTGATTGCGGCCGCTGGAAATGCGTTCGCGCTTCCAGGTTTCAAGACAAAAGTCGAAGGCGCTGGTTCACGCATGGAGCTGAGAGAGTCCGACAAAGAGGACGAGTCTTGGCTTGACGGCGTTGTCGAGGAATTGGCGTAAAATCAATTGCCGAAAGGAGGCGATTTTAGGTGACTACTACCGCCAACAATAATTTCCACCAGGGAATTTTGCAGGGGGAAGTCGAGCTGCCGTTTTCTACGTCGAACAGTTCAGCCACGGCTATTATCAATGCCGGGGATATAGTTTGGTTCGATTACGCGCAGACGCAGGGATTCGGGAGAATTGTCTCGTCAATCACGACGGACGCCCAAGCCGCAAGTTCCGTCGGAGTCAGCCAGATGAGCGTTCCGATCAACTCGATTGCTCCCACGCAGGACCCGACGCCAAACTACATCGTGATAAACTTCAACGCCATCTTCCGTATGAATTCCACGACGGGAGACACTTACAACTGGTTTGACGCGCTCTACATAGGAGCGGACGCTCAAACCTTGACTAACACGGCGGGAGGCAAGACAAATGTTCTTGGACGTATCTACTTCCCGCCATCCAACGCCAACGGCGTGGTGATTAACCCTGTGAACTTCGCAGGGGGATCAGGCATACAGATTTACGCCATCATCAAGCCGTTGTTCACGCTTCTTGGAATTCTCTAAATCTTTAACTGAAAGGTGGTGAAAAAACAGTGAACGGAGCACAAGTAATGGAGAAATTCGCAGAATTTCTCGAATCACAAAAGGAAGAAGAAACCGGGGGTTTGTTGCAATCTGTTGACACCCTCGATTTAAGAAAATTTCACCGCAAAATGGCCGAAAAGGTTTTGGCTAAGACGCGGCAGCAGGTCCGAGAGTCGATCGGGCTTGATCCGGCAAAGGTGCCTTGGAGCAGCGGCGCGGCTCTTTCGGTGAAGAAGCTGAAGGAGAACGTCGAGCGAAAGTCGAGCCAAATCGCGCGGATTTTGGAAGGCGCGGTCAGCTTCAGCACGTTCGGACAGCTCTTGCGATACGGGGTTCAGAACTTCATGTTCGACTCGTATCTTCAGGTGCCTGTGGTTTACCCGGACATGGTGGCGGTAAGGCCTTCGAACAACAACTTCGAATGGTACGCGCCTCTGTACCGAGCTGAAATGCCGACCGACATCGTGCAATCTGGAAAGCTACCTGAATCCAGACTGCAAGGGTTGGACGTCATTTTGCAAAACAAGTGGGTCGGCCGCATTCTGGCGGTTGATCGCACGCTTGTGGACGACGACCAAACAGGTCAGATCGTCCAAAAGTCAAGCCAGCTCGGGGAAATGGTCCGCTACAAGGAAGAGCTCGATGTGATGAACGCCATCACGCTGGGCGGCGCGATCGGGTACTCGACGACAATCGGAAACACAGATCCGACGAACCCAAACAACGCGACGCTTCAGCAGTCCACGTTGGAGACCGCTCACATTCAGCTTTCCACCATCAAGGACCCGCTCGGGAATTACATGCTTGTCATGCCGAGTCTCCTGTTGGTCGGAGCTTCGAACCAGTTCAACGCTGCCAAGCTGCTCAACTCAACCTTGCAGCCCAGCGTTCCGGGTTCCTCAGGCCAAACGGCACAAACAGCGTCCTCTGGTCTTACCGGATGGACGATGACGGTGAACCCGCTTCAGGGGCTTTACGACCTGAAGTGGAGTCGGTTCTTGCCGACGGCCGCATGGTATCTGATGCAGCCGAAAACATCGCTCGTCTTCCAGGACAGAATGCCGCTGGAAGTGAGCCAGGAAGTGCCTCTGTCTGGACAGAGCTTCGAGCAGAACATCTACCGGTGGAGGGCTCAACGCCGCTACAACACGGTAGTGA